ATTGCAAATGTCAAGATAAGTGCAATGAGGGTTGACGTGAGAAAGAATACACGGTCGACCGCGAGTCGAGGGATGTTTCCAATCGCAAAACGCATGAGGTTAGGTATAACTACAGTCATCCAAATGATGTTAATGTAATAGTTCTTTACAAGTTGAGGCACCAAAGTCGCCCCATAAATAGCCACCCAATAGGCGATGGCCATCAGTAGTATACTGACAGGCGTTTTCATTTAATTTACAACAATATTATTTATCCTGGACATGTTTACCACAAAATTCAGTACGTTCAGGTATCTTTTCGTATATACCCAGATGTATACATAAATCTCTCAAGTCAGTGTAATTTTCCCAGAAACTATCTGAATGTGCATATTCTTTTACAGTATTATGAGCTAATTCATGAATTAACACATGGAAAATTTCATTAACTTCCCCATCTAAACATATAGTTATATTCTCACCTTTGTTCGTGTTATAACCAACTGAATCCCCGTTCATTTTTTGTATGGCTGTAATCGGAACACATCTTCTTAGGCTATTAAACTTTTCAATTTCATTCTCATGTAAATGATCCCGGAGAATTTCATATTTTTCTTTAACTTCTACCAATTTCATGGGTTGTTTTGTGATTTTTAATATAAAGATATTTACCAAAATTAATAATAACACTACTATCATTTTTTATATACAAAGATAAATTTACTATACAATTCTGAGATGGGATTTCCTGATAATCCTTCCCAAAGCTGTAAACTAAAACCCAACTCTTCTAGGTGTGTTATCAAAAGGTCTTTAAATGCTACTGGTTCAGACTTGGGTCCGTCTGCATAATAAGGTGTATCGATTAGATTTACAAATAGTTTTTCACCGAAACCACCATTTCCATAGTCTTTTAGTTTGAAGAAGTTACCACTGTCATCTACGAGAGGAGTTTTAAATATAATCTTTTCGGAATCTGGAATGATCCCTATAAGATATCCACCATATTTCATGCGTTTTTTTATTTCATGGATCGATGTTAAAAATAATTCCTTTGTGGCAAATATATAATGTAATGAAAAATTATAACATATAATATCGAATTTTCTACATGGGCAATTTCGTATATCACCTTCATAAAAATTCACACGTACATGCATATTTTTTGCTCTCGAACGTGCTTCATCTAAAGCAGTTCGTTCTGGATCACACATATTAATATTAACCTCACATTTATTCCATTTTTGAAGATCGCCACCAAAACCACAACCAACGTCGAGAATGTGAACCCCTTTACTAGCAACGGTTTGTATCAATTCTCTCTTGGCCTCATTGTGATTCTTACGAATTTCTTCCATATATTTACGGCGTTTCAAAACTTTAAGGTAAGATAATATCGATTTTTTCCCGGTTTATAGATTCTCTTAGGTGCCAATTGAATAAGTAATAATAGACATGACCAGTACCTTTCATACATTTAAGTTTTTCGAGATTGTCTGTATTTATACCTACATCGAGAATATTAAAAACGTCATATTTCAGATTCTTTGCTATAAGAAAAGCATCGTTGTAAACATCTCCAGCTATGTAAAATTTATACACCTGCTTTACAGTTCCATTGTTGTCACATCTGTCATATGGAACGTCATAAAATGATATTAAATCATTACTATCGTCATTCACATATGTATGAATAGGTAGTAACCACTGCTTAACATAATTGGAATCTACAACCACAGAAAGTTTTGAATCTTTTAGATATTCTTTTAATATAGTTGTAACTTTTGGAATATCTTTCGTTGTCATTTTTCTCCAAATATATTTACAAGGACCTCTCACTTCATAATATTTTTCGCGAAGTCTATCTGTTTTAAAAAAATCAGTATTTACGAGATGTTTCACATTTAGAAATCTGTGCCAATATTCAGATTTTGTAATGGGGGTTGGGATTTTTGTTGTCGCAGTGTAAATAGCCTGCCAAATACCCCTCATATTTGCACGCCTTTTAATTTCACCTATGAGTAAAGGCGCAAATCTTGAGGACCTGAATTGCAAATGTACACATAAAAAATTAATTTGAACCGCGTTAACGACTTTATCTTCTATTTTAAGTTTCAATGGAACACTGGAAATATATCCAACAATGTTACCATTCGCGCGAATAACTATATTTTCACACCCCGGAACTTCTGTAGACCACTCGAGAATATCACGGGTGTAGTTGAACTTAAATGTATCACCTTCGTCAAAATAATGACATTCTAAAAATGTTCGTGCTTCTTCGAGGGTGCATGTCGACCAAGTGAAACCTTCTCCTAGATTTAAAGGGGTAGATGAAACCTGTTTATTTGATTCAATTTCACCCATCTTAACCCCTTCACGTGGTACAGGTTGTTTATCCCAGAACTCATGCATATAACAAATAAATCATTTTAACTTTTAAGTTGGCTTAAAGTTTACAATGCTTACGTAAATATAATGTCTCTTGAACAAGATTACACTACTGTCCCTGGTCAACTCTACGCGTGTTTATCTGTAGTTGGACCGGAAGCTCCACAAAAAAATGACAAATTCGGTATCAAGATCAGGGGTGCGTTCGCCACACGCGATGAAGCCGCGTCACACGCCAAACGTCTCCAGCGAGAGGATCCCACCTTCGATATTTATGTAGTGGACATGTACAAATGGCTTCTAATTCCCCCAGATCCACTCAAAATTGAGGACGTTCACTACACGAATGATAAATTGGAAGAGATTATGTCCGGTTACAAAGATAATCAAGCTGAGGCAACCCGTATGTTTAATGATCGTAAACGCGACATGTCGGAGAGCAAAAGTTTCTTAAAGCCCGGTGATGAAAACTCGAAATTTTATACAAAACCCGACGAGAATCCCATTTCACACCCAGCTGAAGTAATTGAACGTCTTAAGATTGAAAAACCCGATGCTCAGATGGAAGACCTCGTAAAAGAGGCTGACGAGATTGTCGCGATTGAGATTGAAGAACGACGCAAGAAACGCGAAGCGGAAATGAATAACACAATCGAAGAATCTACCGAGGAAGAGGCGAAATAATTAAAAAAAATCTTTGTTAAATATAAAACGAGATGTTAAAAATTATATTTACAATCATATTGACGAGTATATTTTTCATTTTGTTTTTTGAGCCACGTATAAACTTAAAAAACAAAACTGAGCAAGATAATAAACAAATAGAACAACCATCTACTACAGATGGGTTCATAGAAGATACATACGACCCATTTATAATACCATTATATCCTTCCAGACTCGACACGGATAGGGGTGATACTAAAATGAGTAAACATCTATATGGGGATATAGGTACATTTAATGGGTATTCAATTATACCTGAGGATCACTGGTTGCATGGTTTTCCCCATGAAAAATCCCAATAGGAAAACAGCGAATGCGATAATCCACGTAGACTTGTCAACCTTTGAAAAAAAATCATTTTTTTCGTTTTGAGAACCAAAATTAGGTGGTGGTTGATACATCATTTCAGATGGATGGGGTTGATAATAAGGCTCTTGAAGACTTTCATCGTTAATATGAGTACTATCTTCAACAACGTCATTATTAGATGGAGTATACTCAATTGGATTTCCTATATCAGTCTCCATTTTTTATATAACTTATATTTTTTTTAAGTACATTCTTATTCACATTCCTCATCACTATCTGTAACTTCATCGTCATCTACAACAAAATCTATAAGGTTTCCATTTTCATCACACTCTTCATCTTCATCTTCGTCTTCATCCCCCGATTCCTCACTACACGAGTCATCTGTTACAGCGATGGAATCTATTTCCGTGTCATAGTCGTCTGTACAATAATCATCTTCGACTATGTTTTCAGTTGGCACAAATAAAATTGGTTTTTTTACATTTCTACCAGATCTTGTTGTACCCATTTTACTATAATTAAAGACCTTTGTTTTAAGTATTGTTTTATAGTAAAATGTGTTTCTAATTAGGAAATATGATTTTTGATATAGTTGATGTTAATCTGTATTTTCTTGGTGCATTTTTTTTACATTTTAAACACTTTTGGTATATTTCACCTTTATTCACCTGATATAACATATGCGAATCTTCGTGAATACCTTTAATCGTATCACAATAATTTGAAGTTGTTACGATTGTGTATATATTCCCCTTCTTTGATAAATCAACAATCTTAACATCTTTAGAATCTGACATAAATTTATTAATATAATTCTCCAATTGACTCTTAGCAAGTGAAAAATCTATAGATACTTTTTTAACACTTTTTTTAATTATTGGGCATTTTTTTATATCTTCTAGATTTGGATATAATTTAGATACAATTGGAAGTGGAAGTTCATGTTTACGACCATAAAAGTCCTTACAAAAACCATCATGCCTACCATGTAATGTTTCACATCGACAAAAACATTTCTGTGCTATGACTTTTCCACTTATATAAAACCATATATGATTTGAGTTATGTGAACGTTTAATATTTTCACAGTATTTAGAGGTTGTCGAAATTAAATAAGAATCCGTATGCTTGAATATCTTTGTAATAAATGAATCTTTCTGACCTTCTACATTTTTTCTAATAAAACCCTGAATGTCACTCCTAATCGATTCATCATATAATTCATCTTTTGTCTGTTCATTGCTGAATGAACCTTCTTTTTGATTAAATGAGGGAGATGTAATGGTTATATATTCAGTAGCATCAGTTCTAATAGATGACATCTTCAAAAAATTTACATTTGGTGTTTGTTCGATGTTAATAAGAGCACTCAGTGGACCATGTGTATACATAAACAATGGAAGATAAGCAACTTGGTCAATTTTTTTACCACCACATTCGGGGCACCCAAGGCCCTTACATGCATCATGCTTTTCCTTCTTATACGACCATGGCATTCTAAGACCACTCCCCTGTGTTTTCCTCGCGTTACATCCATAAACCGAAGAGTCTATTACATTATTCCAATCGACATTTGATTTACTATATGTCAAAGCAATCAAAATATGTTCACGAAGTGCGAGAGCTGAAGTTTGATTCACTACAAACCCTGACCAGTTTAAATGTACACCGGTTTTTATCAAACCCCCACTATTTTTCGGAGGTGCTACAGAAATTAAACAATCTTTACCCCCGTGTCGTTTGACCTTATCACAAATAATTTTGCATATACTTTTAATTTCATCAAGTGTAAGGGCTCTCTCATGTTTATAATCTATGTCAACGAAGAAATTATATGTTGGAGTCTTCTGTTCAACGACAAATAATTTCTCCCCACATTTGACAGCTTCTATATACTTCTCATAAAAGTCGTTCAATTTATCGAAAGGCACGGAAAGGACCCCACCGTCCAAGAGCACATGCGATAGATTGGTTCTATTATTAAAATTTTGAGTTGAACACCAACTCTTGAACATACCTTATACAGTATCATCTTCTCTAAACCTTTTCATACAAGAAACATCTGTATATTGTTTAGTCTCTGATAATTCTTTTTTTATAACTAATAATTCATACACTGTCATTTTTGTATTTTCTACAACCCATTCGTTTATTTCTTCTTCACACAATCCCCGATTCTTTCCAAGAAGTTCAGATATTTGCATTAAAATATACGCCTTTGACTTCATTCTATTTAATAGAAAATGTTTTTCTATTGAGAGAAGTCACACATGCGTAGAATTCTGGATTCTTCACTACATTTTCAATTATCAAATTCCATCGTTTTCTAGTATTAAATTCAGGTAAAGTATCAAAACTCATAAAATCATTTTCATCAAATGTTTTTTTATAAGGTTTTTTTTGTATTTTTTTTAGTATCGTTCGTTCCTTTTCTTCGTTAAATTTATGTATAAGGGCATTCTGTTCACTTTTCGAATAATCAACAAAAAAAACGTAAACATTATATTCTAGATCTATTGTTGGACTTTCTTTGGACATAAATTTAAAATGGGTATACTCACCATTTTTCAATACGACTGTACCACGGGTTTCTTCTTCCAATTCTCTAAGGGCACATCTTAATGGGTTATATATCTCTCTTCGTCTACATCCACCTGTTACAAAAATCCAATCCTTGAATCTTTTATCCCTAACCGTTAAGAATTTAGGGTTTCCATCAATAAAGCTTACTGGTATAGCGATCGCCTTGTATTTTATCATCGCGTATTCGCAAGTTATAATAGAGTGACATGATTATTTCTCCTCCTTTTCTTCAGTCTCAACTTCTTCAATTTCTTCGCGTTTAGTTGGAGTAGGTTCAGGGGTTGTTGTTGTCACCTGGTGAATTAAGTGCGCTGAAAACTCTTTCAGCTTCTCGACATCGTTTTTAGCTTTATTCATTTCCTTGAATAGAAATAGAACACCCACAATACAAACAATTGTGGCAATCATTAGAATATTCTCACGCTCCATGGCAATCATATAGTAGTAATTATCTTGTTTTTTTTAAGCTATATCTTCCATCATAGTTTTACCTGATGTTGGACACTCATATGGAGATTCCCCAAATTGGATCGCCTGATAATGAGTGCTTTCACATGATTTTTGTATTGTTGGTGTATTCCGAACAATCATATTTTCAAGTGTCCTGGATTTAGGATCATATGTCAATACAAAAACGATGGCGAGGAGGAAGACAATCTTCCAAAGCATAGTTATTAATTAGTTAGAATATAAAAGTCCACCCATCCCATTTTCAATGCGGAGAACGTTATAGTTGACGGCATAAATGTCATCGTCGTTATTTTTCTTATCGGATATGATACGAGCGGAATCGAGACGAGAGAAATTCAAACTACCTGTTGGCTGAAGCTTACCTGTATCAAGGCAAAAGGGGTAAACGAAAAGACGTTGATTGTTGGTGTTGTCAGCGAAGGAAGAATGATAGTACGTGGACACAGTCGTGAAGTTGGGGTGAACAAATTTGAAATCAGCAACGTCTGTACCGTTTATTTGCAATTTAACCTTATTCTCTTCGTGAGCGATAGGTAAGTTACTACCACGACGACCAGTTACTAAATACTTAACGGGGTGGTTGAGATTAAGCTCTTGGGATTTCACAGAAGATTTGGGAGCTTTTTGAACCTGCGTGATTAACATGTTTTGGGGTTTAGAAGCAAACACTTCTCTTTCATCGGTATCGAGAAACACGTAGTTAGCGTAGACTTCCCATTTACTGGCAGCCGCTTGAGCGCCCCATGTGATGCGGAGCTCCACATCATGATATTGGAGACTAATAAGGGGTAAGGCAGATTGCCAGTTCTCACAGAAAAAGAAACGGAGAGGGTAGAAACCACTACCGGTAGTCATACCGTCGTGATATATACCAGCTGACTTAGACTTCCCGTACGTAGTGCTGAGTATTTTAGGAGCAATAGTTTGAGTGAAAAGTGAATCCTGTTCATCGATTACCTGACCACCAATAAGGAGTTCAACCTTATCGATAACAGTGGTCCAGTTGAGAATGCTCGTGTTGGATTTAGGGGTGGCACCAGAATCAATTGGATTCAAGTAAATGTAATTAAGAAGGTCACCCTTTCTTTCTAAACGAACGGTCGACATACCCTCATTAGATACGTTACCCTGAAGGACTTGACGCTCGACAGTTTGAGAAAAGTTTGTATGGCGCTTGTAAGTAGAACGGAAAAAACTGACTTCGGGTTGACCGACTAGGTGCACATCCTGAGCACCGACGGCGACGAGTTGGGCGATACCACCAGACATTTTATATTATATAGAGAGTTTATTTTTAACCACATTTATTTGTGTACTGGGAGTGGATCGAGTACAAAAATGAATTTATTATCACTGGGGTTTAATTGGCCACGTTACAATAGGAGCAAGTGTAGTTAAATCTAAATTAAACGTTTCTGGTGGGTGAGTAATTGTCATATCTCTTAGTTGTTGGCGGTAGTCTAACCATGCTTGCTTCGATTCTTCCGACTTATGAGGATAATCACTAATAAACATAAAGTCGGTTACATATAACTCAATATCTCTATATTCGCGTATTTTAATTGTTTTATACATTGGTTCTTTCTCAATTATATCACTAACAAGGTAATTCCAGTCGTCTTCAGATGGTTTTTCTGGGTGCCCACTAGTAATTGTTAAAGTAGCATATGTGCATAGATGATAAAATTCACTTTCTGTGTCAATAAGAATACTGGGAAGTCTTCGGGTTATCTCGTCTTCTAAAGTAATATATCCCATATACTTGTATAATACATAATTATAATTTCATTATGAAGAACACTCTACGATTCGGATATTGTATAGCTTTATTCAAGCTCGTCGTACCACTACCTAAAGTCGAGGCTTGGCAATTGTGTTGATGACCTACACTCCCAACAGTTCCATGCTGATGTCCTCCAGCACCCTGAGTTTGGTGCTGATGGTTCTCCGCAGTTTTCGCTGTGTGTTGATGACCGGATTGGGATAGCGTATGACCGTGAGGTGATTGACCATTCGTTGTGTGTTGGTGATTTACAGTATTTACAGGTCTTACTGCGTTTACATTACCATCGGATCCGTTATTCATGGCATGCCACGATCCACCTGCTTGATTGTAAAGGTTACCGGCGTATCTAGTGTCAGTGATAGCTAGTCGATGTTCATGCGCCCCGCTATTATTCACTGCGCCATGTTGGTGATTACCTACATATGAAGAATTGTGCTGGTGTTGAAATCCATTATCAACCTGGGTCGGGTGGGTGTGGGGAGCATTCCCTTCAAATTTATGTCTATGGGCATAACCAGATGCTGTGCCATGTGCGTGTCCCCCAGCTGGACTGACAGTGGAGGCATGAGTATGTGTTGGTATATTGGCTGGGCCGTACGGCATATTATTCGCATTCCGCGCCTGACCAACGTTATATGTAGATCCTGAACCTAAAATATATTTTTCTGTTAAATTTGGAGTTCCATTAGTTCCATCGCATAACGCCCACCCTGTAGGTATACTAGCAAATGACCCATGCCAAATAGCTATCATACCACGTGGAACAAATGCGTTACTCCCGATATCATCACCCCCAAATTCGTCACATATCAATTCACCAAAAAGTGTATCACCATGTACATCTAACCCAAAGGTACTAGCTGGATCATTTGTTCCGATACCAACATTGCCATCTATGACTGTTATGATAGTTGATACCATTAAAAATACACTATATTTTTATATTTTAATCACATACGCGAGAACGTAATATGAAATTAACTTCGAAACTGCGTTCACACTCGGGGACATACCATCACCCACTCCCACCTGGAACCCCTGATGGTTATGCGCCGTGGAACCCGATTGAAGATCATGGGCATGACTTGCATTATTTACATTGTTCACACCATGGTTGTGCTGGTGGTCCGCAGTGATACCATGTTCGTGGGCGCCCCCAGACCCGGTCGCGCCATGGTTGTGGGCCCCAGTTTGACTTATATTATGTTGGTGACCCCCAGAATTATCAACCCTGGGTTCCCTTGAGCTATTACTCGCCCTAACATTACCGGTTTTTGTATTTGATCCAGCTGTTGAGTTGTAATTGTAATTAATACCACCAGAAACGTAGCCTGTTCGACCGCTACGAGCATCAACTAGATCACAACGATGAGAGTGATAACCGGCATTATTCATGCCGTGACCATGATTATGTGCTGGTGTGCTGTGTTGATGTGGTGAATTAGTAGTGCTGTGTTGATGAGTATGATTAGTATTTACTTTATCATTGATACCATGTGTATGGACGCTACCGGAATAATCGGGAATACTGTGCTGATGAGTATCACTCGCATTATGATCGGTCACAGTGTGAGTGTGGCTGGTAATATTTGCACTTGTTAGCACATGATTGTGTTGTGAATCTGCGGTAACTGGGCTACTGGCATTCCCCCCCCGTACAAATAAATCTCTTAGATCCGGTGAGGTTATATTACCATTACCATCCGTTCGAGTATAAGCAGTACCATTACACAATTTCCAGTGATTTGGAATAGCCGTTGTTGCACCGCTCCATATCATTATTGCACCAATTGGTATATGTGGATTTGTCATAGTACCAACGGTTAGAGAAGATGCTTTGATTTTTTTAGTTGTGACTTTTCCGTCTACACGTAATGTTTTTCCCTGAACATCTTTCGTACCAATCGCAACACTTCCACCGAAACTTCTTACGTTAGTCACTGCTGACATATCTATACTTAATTGATAATAAAAAAATGTACAATTTACGAAGCTGGACCTTTCATTATGAAACATATACGTCTATGTTTTGGTACAGTTGGAAAGCTATTCCCTGCTGGGGTATTACTCTGTAGCCCTACACTATGTTGATGTGCACCTTGGGATTGACATGTATGTTCATGTTGTGAACCAGCGTTTCCCGAAGAGTTTATCAGTAGAGGGCTTTGACATGAATGTTGATGTCCCCCAGACCCACCTAAAGTGTGTTTATGGGTATTATTTGACACAGAAAAATTATGTTGATGTGGATGATTACTATTAGTATTATGATTATGGTTATTAGCAGCATTTGTATTTCGATTATCATCATCGTGCGAAGTGACACCCCCATGGGCCGCCCATGATGCCCATATAGACTCAACCGCGTACCCACCTGAATAGGCGGCGTACCGCGTATCATTAATGTTCTGATCGTGATTATGACCCTTCGCGTCCAAATTGTGTACATGATTCGCCGCGTTCGCGCCGTGTTCATGATTAACCAAGTTCATGGTATGTTGATGTGGTGTGTTACTGGACGTGGTATGGTTATGATCTCCCTGACTCGTTGTGGCATGTTGATGATTCTCGGTCGATTTGGCATTTACATTGTGATTGTGATCTGGAAAATCGGTACCGATGGCACCAAAGGTTAAATTTTCGGTACTTTGTGTAGCTCCGACTGCCTGTGTAGATGAAGTTCCTCGAGGGAAAAATCCGTTTAAATCCGGTGTACCGTTACTTCCATTACATAAAAGCCACCCTGTAGGTATATTATTTTTGTCATACCACATGATGATTAAACCTGCGGGTACATCAGGGTTGCTGACACCAGCTACAGTTAACGAAGTGACGGTTAAAGCTCCTACATTTGATAAGGTCTTGTTTACGTTTAATATACTATCACCGACATTATCAGTTCCTATACCAACATTTCCTCCAAATGATTGAATGATTGTTGTAGACATGTGTCTTGCTAATAATTAATTATATTTAAATGTGAAATACTTCAACACATTTAAATATAAAATTAGATTTAAATTGATTTGGGCCTGTTTAATATGAATATTCTTCTCTACTTGATCCTATTGCTATATTTGAACATCCACTAATAGCTGCTGAACTGATATATTCTACAAAGATGTTATACATACCCTCTACATTAAATGTTTTTGTCGGTCTAAATTTAACTGTTCTAACATCTGATGTTATAGTAGTGGCATCCCACGGATTATCGTTCGTATGACCAAAAATATTAATTGGTCCTTCGATTATAGATAAACCTACACCACCAGTTCTATGACCACCACCTACGTCTATTGTCATTGTACTCATTTCCTGATGTGATTCGACTACATGAGCTGTGATTTTAGCTGAAAATATTTCGGGGGCGAATCCAATTGAAATCTCAGCATTCGCGGCTGTAGTTCCATTTGCAATAGTTCCTGTTCTACTATAGGTCTTTCGACTGACAGCATCGGAGTTTATTATGGTACCTCCATGAACCTCCAACTTCGTACCAGGACTTGTCGTCCCGATCCCAGTGTTCCCGTTCGTGTTTACAACGAAGTTATACGAAGCAATCACACCCTCTCCGCCGTTAGCGCCACCGTAGCCAGCACATAATTTATTAGCCCCGACGGAAGTAAGTTCTTGTCCCACCCATAATCTAGACGCATGTCCCGATGAACGCACAGCGAACATACTATCCAAAACAGGATTGACGGATGTTCGTATCGTAATACCAGCACTTGTTTCGTTGGTGCGATCATAGGTACTATACTCGAAGTAGACATCACCTTCCCCGGTATTAAGTGTCAACGGTACACCGTTGACACCGGTTGCTCCGGCTATAACACCCTTTGTATGAACATTAGATACAACGCCTAGGCCACCAGCCACTTGGAGGGCGCCAGTTGTAGTTGAGGTCGATGCGGTGTCATCCCAAACCTTGGTAACACCACCAACATTTAGGTTTTCTACGACACCCACACCACCTGCAACCTTGAGGGCACCCGTGGTTGTAGTTGTAGATGTACTAGCATCCCAAACCTTGGTAACACCACCAACATTTAGGTTTTCTTCTATACCCACACCACCACTGGTTATTATGAGAGCACCAGTGTCTTTAGTTGTAGATGTACTAGTATCGGTAACTGTGACACTACCGGATGACACATCCGCCGCGAAGACAGTCTTGGCAACCCCTAGGCCACCCACAATCTGTAAGGCTCCTTCGTTCGTAGCACCAGCATCTGTAGCGTCCCAAACCTTGGTAACACCACCAACATTCAGGTTTTCTACTATACCCACACCACCTGCAACCTTGAGGGCACCTGTAGTTGTAGTTGTAGATGTACTAGCGTCCCAAACCTTGGTAACACCACCAACATTCAGGTTTTCTACTATACCCACACCACCAACGACCTTTAGAGCACCTGTAGTTGTCGTTGTAGATGTACTAGCATCCCAAACCTTGGTAACACCACCAACATTCAGGTTTTCTACTATACCCACACCACCAGCAACCTTGAGGGCACCCGTGGTTGTAGTTGTAGATGTACTATCATCCCAAACCTTGGTAAAACCCCCAACATTCAGGTTTTCTACTATACCCACACCACCAACGACCTTTAGAGCACCTGTAGTTGTCGTTGTAGATGTACTAGCATCCCAAACCTTGGTAAAACCCCCAACATTCAGGTTTTCTACTATACCCACACCACCAGCGACCTTTAGAGCACCTGTAGTTGTCGTTGTAGATGTACTAGCATCCCAAACCTTTGTAACACCGCCAACATTCAGGTTTTCTACTATACCTACACCACCAGTCACTTGGAGGGCACCAGTAGTTGTACTAGATGAAGATGCTGCACCAGTTACTATCACATTTGAAGTTGTTGTAATGTTTGAGGTTACGAATGCATTGCCTACTACATGGAGGTCATGTTCAGCGTCTAACGTTTTAATACCTAGTTGACCATTTTGAACAAATAAATCGTTATTTACTACTGTTAAATTGTTTTGAATAAGAGCATTTCCCCAAACATCGAAAGTAATCTCATTGATGACATTTTGTAAAACTTGTGTATCAGCATAACCATTACTTGTATATCCCAAACTAAAAGTATGAGGGTGATCACCATGGTGTATAAGAGCTATGTTATAGTCGGGGTGTTCCATGACAAGACCGATATCAAGTGTATGTGAAACATTATTATTGGCTATATCAAGAATACGATCTGTAATACTCAAGTTTTCAGAATTCACCGTAAAACTTGTACCATAAACCTGTAAATTACCTGTGATTTCGGTATCACAGTTAATTAAAATGGTGTCATTCTCGTTTCGTATCACAGAATCGACAAGGTATTTATTATCTACACTCATCATTGGAAAATATGAACTTGTGAGGCCATTGATGGAGACATTACCACCGACATTTACGTTACGTACAATTTCTATATCCCGATCTGCATACACATTACCAGTGACAGTTAATTGGTCACTAATTACTGTATTACCCGTTGTATAGACATTTCCCGTAACTAATAGGTCCTTGTATGTATTCACGTTTCCATCGATGTATACATTACCTACAACTTCTATATCTTGATCTGCATACACGTTACCAGTGACGGTTAACTGGTCACTAATTAATGTATTCCCCGTTGTGTAGACGTTTCCAGTAACTAATAGGTCCTTGTATGCATTAACATTACCACTGACATTTACGTTACCTACAACTTCTATATCTTGATCTGCGTACACGTTACCAGTGACGGTTAACTGGTCACTAATGACTGTATTACCCGTTGTATAGACGTTTCCAGTGACTAATAGGTCCTTGTATGCATTAACATTACCACTTACATTTACGTTACCTACAACTTCTATATCTTGATCTGCGTACACATTACCAGTAATAGTTAATTGGTCACTAATTAAAGTATTACCCGTTGTATAGACGTTTCCGGTGACTAATAGGTCCTTGTATGCATTAACATTACCACTTACATTTACGTTACCTACAACTTCTATATCTTGATCTGCATACACGTTGCCAGTGATAGTTAACTGGTCACTAATTAACGTATTACCCGTTGTATAGACGTTTCCTGTGACTAATAAGTCCTTGTATGTATTCACATTCCCGTCAATGTATACATTACCTACAACTTCTATATCTTGATCTGCGTACACATTACCAGTGACAGTTAATTGGTCACTAATTAAAGTATTACCCGTTGTATAGACGTTTCCGACGACTAACAGGTCCTTGTATGCATTAACATTACCACTTACATTTACGTTACCTACAACTTCTATATCTTGATCTGCGTACACGTTGCCAGTGATAGTTAACTGGTCACTAATTAAAGTATTACCCGTTGTATAGACGTTTCCAGTGACTAATAGGTCCTTGTATGCATTAACATTACCACTTACAATTACGTTACCTACAACTTCTATATCTTGATCTGCGTACACGTTGCCAGTGATAGTTAACTGGTCACTAATTAACGTATTACCCGTTGTGTAGACGTTTCCGGTGACTAACAGGTCCTTGTAAGTATTCACATTTCCGTCAATGTATACATTACCTATAACTTCTATATCTTGATCTGCGTACACATTACCAGTGACAGTTAACTGATCACTAATTAAAGTATTCCCCGTTGTGTAGACATTTCCAGTGACTAATAGGTCCTTGTATGCATTAACATTACCACTTACATTTACGTTACCTACAACTTCTATATCTTGATCTGCGTACACGTTACCAGTGACGGTTAACTGGTCACTAATTAAAGTATTACCCGTTGTATAGACGTTTCCAGTAATAGATAGGTCTTTATACACATTCACATTTCCGTCAATGTATACGTTACCTTCAACCTCAATATCTTGTTCAACATAAACGTTACCGGTGACAGTTAAATCATCTATGATATCCACCGAACCTCGGACAACTAATACATTAGAAGCAAGATCATCAACGTATAAATTCGAACCAACATCAAGGGTGTGAATGGGGTTTATATTGATAATACCTACATTAGCTTCTGTAAATACACGTCCATACACGTGAACATTCACGTGTTCATTTGTTATAGGATCTAATTCTCGATTTTCAGCACCATCATTTGTATAAGCAATAATAATTTCGTCTATAGACTCTTTAAATCCAATCATAACATTCGATTCTGGGCGAGTCAATACAAGACCTAAATCTAATGTAACATCACCAGTCGTATTGTTTCTACCTAGTTCAACGACAGCATCTTTGATAGATGTATTATCTGTAACTATGAGAGATGTCGAACCCATAACGGATAAGTTTCCCTCAATAAATAAATCTTGTGAGATACTCACATTACCGGATACAACGAGAATATTAGAACCAACATCATCCACAAATAAATTAGAACCCACACTAAGGGTATGATCTCGTGGATTAGAATTGGCTATACCAACGGAATTTGAAGTTATAAAACTAACACCCCCACCATCTGAAGATCCATGAAACACACATATATTTGATGTGACATTACCAAAATTTGTAGCACCTTGTAAACTTGTATTAATAATATCTGTCGCAGCTTCACCGGATTCAGTAATTTCTTTTGTACCTCTATCATACATTAGTAATACGACCTGTTTATTAGAATAATCTTCACGAAGACGAATCGGGTGTAAATAGACGGAATTAGGGTGAGCAGCATTAATTTCCTCTTCTGATGCATTGAAAACGATTGTATTATCCGCCTGATCCTCCAGTGCGTTTTTACCAAATCTGATTCTAGTGGATCTTTCTATGGTAGGTATATTCTTCACCATTTAATATAGATTCCTAAATTAATTCGCGTAGAGTAGACCCGCCATCCCATTTTCAATTCTCAAAATGTTGTAGTTCACTGCGTATATTGGGTGATCAATCGTCATATTTTCACTCATAATTTTTGCAGATTCTATACGACTAAAGTTAAGAGTCCCTGTAGGTTGTAAAGAGCTTGTCATTAGACAAAAGCAATATAACCAAAAATCTGGAGATGTTACAAAATTTGTATGGTAATAACTCATAATGTCAATAAAATGTGGTTTTCCCCATCTATAATTAGCTAAATCTACACCATTTATGTTAAGTTTAATTTTGTTTTGTGGGGAGGTAAGTGCACTATGTGTGGTTGTATCAGAAGAAGCTAAATATTTGACTGGGTGGTTAAATGTTAGTTCTTGAATATTTTCCCTGGTAGGTTCATTTTTTTGAACCTGTGTTATCAAGATATCATGTTTTCTAGTGGCCAAATTTCCACGTTCTTCGTTATCCAAGAAGTAATAATTGGAGAAAAGTTCGAAATTGTAATTTGCAGCTTCTGAACCCCAATAAATCCGGAGTTCTACATTATGATAATTCAACGCCACTAATGGGAGTGCACATTGGGGACCTTCACAGAAAAAGAAACGAAGGGGGTAAAAGTATGAGCGAGCGCTCACACCTGGGTGTGTACCTATGGCACTTTTAGATATATTCTGTGCGAATGTATCAATTGCTATTTTTTCAGTAAAAATAGCATCCTGACTATCAATAATGGATCCACCTATAAGTAACTCTACTTTATCAATGAGTTTATCCCATCTTAAAACATCAACAGCCTTGGTTGTATCATCGATTGTAAGGTAAGTGTAACCAAGAAGGTCACCTGCGCGTTCAAACCGAACGCTTGACATTGAATTATTTTTCACATCTCCGTGTATGACCTGCTTCTCGACGGATTGTGAAAAATTGGAATGTCGTTTGAAAGTTGTACTGAAAAACGAAATTTCCGGTTTACCGATAATATATTCATCTTGGGCACCAATTGCAACGAGTTGGACAATACCAGAAGACATACTACAGTAAATGGAGAAAATTACAAATTCATTTTTCGACACACGAAATTAAATACGAAATAATTGGAACCAGAAACAGAGGAATTTTTTATGAAGTTCCCGTTCTGATCTCTAATTTTAATACTAAAACGATCTATACTTCTAATTGGATTAATGTATTGAGCGACGATTGGGTACTCATCTTTGAATGTAATAAGAGAATCACCTTCTCCGTGAGTAGCACTTGTTGTAACGATACTAGCAAAAGATCCCCTAACTTTGCTTAATTCACCCTGTCCAGTTAAAACATTTGAAGCTCTATCGTTAAATATAGAATCAAGTTCTTCGATTGATATGTAACAATGTTCTGTTACTACTTTTGAATGAATGTGAGCCCCTAAAAGCCTGGCCTGAACTACATTACGAATAGGTTGTTGAAGATGACATGTGAAGTTATTAGAACTTTCTTGGCCAATCGTGTCTACTGTAATTGTATGATATTCATAATTCAAATCTGGGATAGTTTGAGGTGAAGTGACTAAAGCCATTATATATTACACTTAGATTAAAGATCCACCAATACCGCCATCTATTTGATAGCTGGCGTGATCACCAACGAGTTTGGAAGAACCACACAATCCACCTGGAGTCAATCCCATACTGTAAATGTCACCCTCTTTACCATGCCCAGCAGTGCACTCGATGTCTGATTTCAATTCAAATATACTCTTCTCAGTGACAGGGGTGATATCAATTGGTCTGGGTTGATATTTACTACGGGTTCCGAAAAAAGTCAGAAGCGTAATGATGGCGATTAGGACAGCTATAGACATTAAGCCATTTCGGTTTGCGCGGTTAAGATTAAACATTATAATATACATATAGATTTTTTTATAAAATTGCGTTAAAGAATACTTAATACTTTCCAAGTAGCTAGTAGATGGACGAAGAAATTATTCTCGACCGAGGTCGTACCACTAATATTATGAAATTGGATGCGGATGAACAGGCATTGATGGATGAAATTGAAATTCAAGTTCCCCGCCCCCAGCCTGTAAAAAGACCTAGACCAAACTTCACTCCACCCCAGATGGGACAACAACAGGAAGCAATAGATGCATTTGTAAACCCCAATAAACAATCTGCTCCAGCTCAACCATCTAACGACGAAGAAATTGATTATGGTGAATCTGAGCAAAATTTCTACGATGATGCCGCATACGATGAAAAACCTTCTCAGGGTGAGGAGCAGCCGTCCAAGGGGTATACATCGATAGATGAAGAAAAGGCGGATCTGATTAATAAACTGGGTCGTTTAGAAAAGAAGGGATTTACTGTTAATAAACGACTCAGTGCTTATTCTGGTGTAGATGAGCTAAGGTCAGAAGTAAAGAGAATTACATATAGTATTGATGTTGAACAGTCTGTGAGATTTTCTAGGAGAATGTTAGTCGCTTGTGTGACCGGTCTCGAATTTTTGAATAAAAGGTATAATCCTTTTGAGGTTCAACTCGAGGGTTGGTCTGAATCTGTAATGGAAAATGTTGATGACTATGATGGTGTCTTTGAGGAACTCTATGTCAAGTACCGCTCCAAGGTGAGTGTCGCACCAGAGATCAAGATGATCATGATGTTGGGCGGTTCTGCTATGATGTTCCACCTAACAAATAGTATGTTTAAGACTGCACTTCCAAATATGAATGATGTACTTAAGCAGAACCCAGATTTACTAAAAAATATGATGTCTGCGGTTCAGAATACAACTAGGTCTACAACAGGACCTGCAGATGCAGCCCCTGTAGGTGGTACAGGGGATTATGAAATGAAGGGTCCCGGTCTTGATATATCCAGTCTAATGGGTGGTATCATGATGCCACCTCCACCTCCCATGAATACAGCTGCACACCAATTGCAACCCGAAGAAGATGATGATGATCTATCGGACATCGTGTCTATATCGGGGGACTCGACAGGGGGAGAAGTAAAAGAAGTAAATGTGAATTCTTCAAAGACCAAAAAAACGAGACGAAAAAAGAAAACTGAAATTAATCTCTAAGTACAGTATAAATAATGATAGGTTATTGTCCTTTGGAGGATATTGAACCTGAGATTCAGAAGAAAGAATCCATCGTTGAAAAGAAAGATACCCCCAAAGAAGTGGGTATAGAAGAAACTGAATGTAATTACGTCGTCATGGCTTTCATTGCCGGCGTTTTATTTTTAGCCGTCTCTGATTCCATCAGGGCGTAAAGTTATTTAAATTGATTCTACCTTTGGGTTTTCCCTAAATGGTAAAATTAATAATTAAAAGATGTAATTAGAGTTTGTCCACCTGTACCGTTGTCAAGATTATTATCATTCGTAAGGTCTCGTGAAATTTTTACTAATTTTCCGCCATGCCCGGTAAATAATTCGACATATATGTCGTACCCATAGTCACGCGTCGAAAGTGTATTTAATGGTTCCAAACTTATACCAGTTTTTCCAGTTTTAATTACTGGATTCCATGGGTATACACTAGATTGTTTACCGTATATATTTAGGTGTCCAACCGCTATGTCATAATCAGATAACGTTCCATTACTTGTCCCACCTTGTACTTCGAGTACAATTGTACTTATATCAGAAACAGATCCTCCGTCTATTTTACGTAACATAGCTACAATTTTACATGAAAATACATACTGATTGAATACTAACTGGATATTTTTAGCACCGATACCAGTATATGTAAATTTTTTGGAATATGTTTTGTATGCTACTTCATTATCGTTGAATATTGTATTTCCTCTTACATGTAAATTTGTTTCTGGTGGTATACCACCTAAATTTATACCTATCTGATTACCAAGTTCGAAATTTGCACCGAGGGCTAAAGACCCCGTTACATTAAGATCACCCTTTATATGAAATGTACTCCCATAGGGGTCAACAAACACGTTTCCAGTACGTGAATCGTTATATATATTGGATGACGTTGACGATGAAGTACCCTTAAATTCTATGGTTGCATTGGATGTTGCTACTGTACTCTGTATTCGTATATCCTTATTAACTAAATGTAACCCAGTCACGGGTGACGTAGCTCCTATACCAACATGACCCAAATTATTTATCTTGATTACATCGATAATTGAGCTATCATATTCAGCACCTATTATGATACCCGATTGATCTGCATCTAGATCTCTATAACCTTTTATAATTCCACCATACCCATCTCCCTTATATAAACGCATTATAGTTGAATTAGACCCACTTCCAGGTGCAGCACTTTCAATTATGAAAGGATTGACATCACCAGTACCTGGGTTGTATACATGTAGATTAGAAGATGGGGAACTTATACCAACTCCAATTTCACCTGTTTTCTTAATGCGAAACTGTTCAGTGTTTTGATGTCTAATTATTAAGTCGCGATTCGCACTTATACTGTTTATAACATTTATGGTATCAGATGTATCGGAACTAATTGTAAGACCACCTGTACTAATACGCTGCTCAAGTGGAACTTGTATATCACCATTCACATATAAAGCTGTCCCCGATGCAACGGCAGATTCATCGTCTGTTTTTATTAAAACACGTCTATTACCAGAAATTTCCATGACTGGAGTTGGATCAAATACATTGGGAATAGCAATATCTGAAATAATATCATCTAATTCACCTTGGTCTAGACCACTTGTATTATCATATACTTGGAATTTGTGAGCTCCCGCGACCGAACGAATATGATCTGGTCCTGCGAATTCCTGTGATTGACCATCATTACCTTTGAATATAAAAAGTTCCGATTTACCATCGGTATCATATCTCTTTTCTTGTAAAAATGTATGGTGTCTCAAACCACCATCATCGGTTTGAACACCAGAAAATGAAAGAACATCAGAAATTCTAACATCCCCCATTACATGAAGTTTTGCTAGAGTTTGATCTGTACCTATACCTACATTACTGGTAATACCATCTATAAATATAGAAGTAGCTTCAATATTTGATACAGCATATACATTATTTGTGATCCTAAAATCTCTATCACCGGATTTATTATCTAAACCAATCGACCACCCCTGATTATTGGTATCCGAAAAAACTGAGAAAGCGTCACCGGATGCAGTCTGAACAGTCGCCGTTATAATAGAATCTTTACCTGTGCCACTTATTTGATTTAATACATTTATACCGTTATTTTGTGGATTATAACCACCTATTGAATTAACATGTAAAATGGATAATGGTTCTGTAACTCCGATTCCGACTCGACCATCACTTCTGAAAGATGCAATTTTTACGTCGTCATAATTGGCGTGTGCTAATTTTAAATCCATTCTCGTCCTAGACCCACCACTTTCCCATCTTGACAGATCAAGTGAAACTTTGGCACCAAAACCACTTGTCGAATCTCTACATACACTCATTGCAGTTTGTGCGTCACCGACCGAATTGATTAAATTTCTATTTGTTACAACTAAAGGAATTGTCGTATGATCGAAATTGTTATTATTTGTAACTTGATCATTAACATACACCGTTCCATTGTTGGTATGAATAGAGCCATCAGGTGAGGTGGTTCCTATACCTAAATAACCTGAGTCAGATAAAAACATTTTCGGGTTACCCATAACAGATGTAGAGGATACACCAAACTTCAAACCCTTACCGGGTGCAACGTGTGTTTCTAAAAATGCGTCACCGATTTCGGGTCTTACACGCATTTGCATTGAAGTTTGACCAGTAGAACCCCATACATTTCCCATTGTGAATGTATTAGCATGCAACACATGTACAGGTGTTGCCACAGTTAATCCATATTGAGGAGAAGTGTTATTTATTCCAATTTTACCATCACTTGTAATTTTAATACGACTTGTATTATTTGTTTTCATGTTTATATTCTGATGAACGGGGTCAGTTGTTGATGATGCTATAGAAATTTCACTTATTTTATTAGCATCGGAACCAGATCGTAATATTAAATTATTAGCGGTTTGATTTACAACAGAATCGTTTGCGTGAATAAGAAGCTGCCCGGATGATTTTAGGCTATATTCGTTGTTATCTGAAACATTACCAGGTCCACCGACTCGGATGTGTTCGGATATTCTTACAACCCCAGTTAATAAGTTAGAAGTGTATGTGTTACCATATACATACCATGTATTGCCATCATATAAATTAGATGTTATTCTTGGACCAAGTGCAGTAGTTGGTCCTATATCAAGTGTATCAATTGGTGCTACATTTGCTATACCAGAAAGCCACCCATCTGCACCAGATGTTCTTACACTTTTAGCTTGAATATTACCATCTATGCTTATTACGGATGCTAAGGGGCTGGCTACACCTAACGGGTTTACCGTAACTGCTGTTCCAACTTGTAATCCCAAACTTCCAAGTTTGAGACCTTTACTATACGTAAAACCATTGACTTCTAGAACATTTGAAATTTCTGGTCTCGAAGTATCTACAAAAAACTTATCTCCGACACATAAATCGTGTGTAGGGTTAATATTTGAAGCACCGATATTAGAAGAAGTGTATATATCGCCATATACATGGAGATTAAGTGTTTCATTCGCGATTTTAGTGAATGACAGTGTCCCACCATCAAGAGCTGAATCCTGAGTTCTAAACATTGCCAACTCATCTTTACCGGTACCATCATCTACAAAAGCAATTGCAACATTCGACGAATTACCGGGTGTCATGATTATACCCGTCTCCGATGCACCATCGTTACCGTCACCCATTTGTATAACTGATTGACTAACAACCAAATCTTCATTTTTTATATACGTTGCTGTATCAGATACAAACGCATTGCCTAGAATGTGTAAATTACCTGTAACAAATAAATCACCTGGATCGATGACTACATTACCAGACAAGGTTAATACATTTCCACTTGCGTGATTTGCGAAAAATGACATATTATCACCAACTCTGAGTTCATTTCCAACTAACACATTTGTGGAATATGTATTTGTAAAAACGGTGATTGCATTTGATTCTTTGCCGTTTATAATGACGTTTCCATCAGATGTTAACAATTCATTTTTCACGATAATATTGGTTGATACCGTATTACCTTCTACATAAAGAACATCTTTACCTTCTGTATCAATGGAAAACACCCTGGTATCTGATATTATGTCATTTACCTGGAATGCATAATTAGGATTTTGAGTGCCTATAGATATCTGTTCATCTGCAAAAAAACGAGTAGATTTTATAAAACCGTCACATTCAACTGTGTATGTACCAGTTGAATCCATGAATAGTTTGTTACTAAGTGAAAATTCTTTCGATGGTGTTGCATTTGATATACCGAATCGAGATACTATAATTTCTTCAGCTTCGATTTCATTTGTTAAAATACTTTTTACACCGGTGAGTTGTTCTTGTTCGACTGGCTCTGAGTCTAAATTGGCTACATAGACCTGGTCGAACCGAACTGTCCTACCCATATACATTAATTACCGAATAAAATTCCAGCTAAACCATCTTTAATTCTCAAGACGTTATAATTTGTTGCAATGACATACATATATTCTTGAGCTGATCTTAACGAACCGGTTTCTGTTCCACGTATTATTAATTTTGCATTATCGAGCCTACTAAAATTACACGTACCTGAAGGATTATAATCCGATGCATTTAAACAAAAGTGATACGCAAAGAATCGAGTATACATTAGATCCTGTGTAGTAACTCTTAAATCTGAAACACCATATTTAGACTTATAATAATTTTGTACTGTGTGATAATAGGTTGGTGACATATTTTCAATCAACGTTGTACCATTCACTTGTATGTCAGCAGTTTTAAATGTGAAACGGTCATTAGTTGGATCGCTACTAGATGCACTTATACCAAAAAATATACTTTTGACTGGATGATTTAAGTAAGATAAATCGAGGTCATTATATCCACCCGAATCCACATCATTATCATCAACCCTTTGTAAAGGATATTCAACTCGTTGTGTCTGTGTGATAACAAAATCTAACTGCCTTTTTACAAGGGACTCACGTTCTTCTTTGTCTAAAAATATATAATTACCGTAAACTTTTATATTTTTCTGTGCATCACTATATCCTATAAGACTATTTTCATCAAAATTGATTTTTATTTCAACTTGATGGTGAGCAAGTGCTATTAATGGGAGAAATGCACCATGATCACAAAAGAAAAAATGAAGTGGCTGAAAATTGCGATTAGAAATACTCGTCTTGTTAGTAAGTTCCTGTGACTTGGTTTGAGTATCAGCTAAATAATTAGGCCATATATCAGCATAGTAATCATAATGTTGAGAATCGATTTTTTGTCCCCCGATAAATAAATCTATAGTAGAATTGTAAAGCAAATTTGAAGAAACATTTGAATTTATATCATTTCCTTCAAACCATATACAATTTATAAGATCACCTAGGACTGGAATCGTTATACTATTATCAGTTTCTGTCACATTTTTTATAAACTTTGAAGCCTGTGAAAAATTTGTATGACGAGTAAATTTCATACGAAAAAATGAATGCCCCTCATCACTAGTAAGATACATATCTTGAACACCTTTTGATACGAGTTGTATTAATGCACCAGACATTTAATAGATATTCAGATTATAAAAACAGACACTTTCCCTGAGGGAAGTCATTCTTCGTCTCTTCGACCAATTTACCGTGGATGTTAAAACCACCTTGTTTATACACTTTAAGTCGTTTGTAATACATAGCTGTGAAAATAGACCAAGGGTCGTGAACATCGTAGATGTGTGGATTATTCTTTTTTCCTTTTGTTTCTCTCATGATTCTTCCAATACTTTGGGTAATATCAGACTTAGGTGAAGCCAAAATAACCGTGTCGAGGGTTGGTATATCTAGACCCTCGTGGGCTTGAC